CATGATTCGTTATCTACAAGATGTGAATATAAATCGTCATAGTGTTGTCGTGAACCTATAACAATCATGGCAGTATGTTCCTCTTTACGACTAGAGAGTGTTGTTGTCCACCAGTTTCTTGTGTTCTCTCTAGAGGCAGGTTGCATTGTAGAACTGTGGTCCTCAATGTCATCAGCAATAATAATGTCACAGTCACGAGATAGAATCTTACCGCCTCTACCAATACCCACCATTGTCGGACTTTTAATTCCTGTAACTGTTCTTGTACCTACAGTAAACTGTGTAGACGACCATGCTTTACCACTTCTGTTCTGTGGTTTAAATTTTGGTCCTGGTCCACATATCTCTTCTATTAATAATTCATTATTTTCTAGTTGGTCCATAACAGAAGATACTGAGTTCTTCGCTATGTCTTCGTTACCACCAACCCACAATATTCTTACATTAGGATTTTGTGTAATTAACCATACTGTAAAGTGTATAAGTAAGTCAGTCTTACCATGTCTAGGTGGAGATAGTATCATGTGCTGTTGACCTTTATCTATAGATTCTAATATAGATTCAATCCACCTTGTATGAAACTTAGGTGTGTCATAAGGTTTACCTTGTTCTGTCTGAAAGTATCTAGCTCTAAATTCTTTAAAGTGTTCTATTGTTTGTTCAGACTCAACAGGTGTCCAATTCTCTTGTTGCATCTCTGTATCTAAATCTTCTAAGTATGCGTTGTACGCCATAGATACAGAAGCTACAGATGTTTCTAATACTTTTGCTACTTCCGATAAAGTCATTTTCTTTGCAAGTATCTCGTTACCTAAACCAGATTCTTTTAAGTCATCATAAACTTTACCTCTACGACTTTGTACATTTTTTCTTTGACTAGGAATGATTAAAGTATCTTCTTCTTGTGACCACACTTCACCTTTTTTCTTAGCTCTTTTCTTTTGTGTGTTAATTCTATTACGACACTTCTCACTACAAAACTTTGTAGATTTAGGAGGAAGTACTTTGTGACAACCTGCAGCGTAACATAATTTTTTATTTGTCATAACCATCACACACTTTGTTTTTGCACCTCATATTATTTTTAGGTTTTAGTATCACTCCACACTTTGGACATGGAATGTCAATCAATTATTTTTTCTTTTTCTTTTTAGGAAATCCTGCCTTCATGTTGGCATAAGCTTTAGGACTTATTGTAGATTTCTTTTTAGACCTACTTGTTCCTGCTTTTTTCCTTTTATTCATATTGTGGTATAGACCTTTTTTAGCTGCCATTCACAACACCTTTCCATTTAGCGCACCATGCAAATGATTGCACATGAGCTTTCCATAATGTACAGTATCCTGCAGGTTCATAGAAATTGCAGTTACTACATTTCTGATTAGCTTTAGGTGCTAGTTGATACTTCTTAGGTAGTTTAGTAGATAATTGTTGTTCACTGTTTATTCCCATACATTACCAAGCCTTGCAAGACCAATACCTTGCTGTGGTTTTGTCAGTCGCAGTATCGCATTTATGTCTTGCTCTAAAACTCTTACGAGCTTCAGGATTGTTTTTTCTTATAGCCATGTTTGGGTCACCGAACATTACCTTAACTACTTTTCCACCTTTACTAACATACACTTTAGATTTCTTTCGACCATACCCAGGTTCACCCTTACCTATTGCGGAAGGTGAATTTAATTTAACCGACTTGCCCTGGTATGTAGCCATTAGTAACCTTTTTTCTTTTTCTTACTCTTAGATACTTTTTTCTTTTTTACTTTATATTTCATAGTGTAACTATATCACAAAACCCCGCCGAAGCGAGGTTCTGTTCGTACAGTCGTCCATTACTGTTATGAAAAATATAACAATCCACAAAAACATCCCTCTCTTACACTGTACACCACATACTGTTTCTTAGATGAAAAGTTTTTCTTTCTTATTATAAATAGAAGCTATCCTCATAGCTCCACCTGGATTTTCCAGGTATAAGTACTATAGTCTTCCCCCCAAAGTAAGTGAGAAAAAAATTTTTATTTTTAAGTATCTTATGTCCACCTATAGCAAAGCCTCACTTGCGTGAGGCTAGTACTATACAAACAAAGAAAGGAGGGCTATATATTAATCCAGAAGGATTGATTTATATTGCCTTTCTTGTAATGTATTATAGCATACATTACCACTATGCAAGTAAAAGGTATGGGGTTTCTGTGATTAAGCGTAAGCGAAAGGAGGAAACTCTTACTAAACAAAAACCCCATAATAAATACTACCACTTAAAATCAAACATGGTATAGTAGGGAAACAAGCAAAGGTTTCTTCCTGCTTTTAGAAAAGGAATCTTGACAAGACACAGTCAATAAAGTGGCACAGCAGGTCCATGGTAACTAGGGTTAAAGCCTATTACTTCACATATTTACATGTTACTTAATTGAGTTCATTCTGGTTTTTGGGAGGGAGTGACACAGGGTTAGAACTACTGACCTCTACAGTAAAGTAATATATCTATATTTCACAATATCTACACTTAGTGATTTTTAATTCACAAATACCTTACTTAGTGCATTTAATGTACACCACTACATGTTGTACCACTATATATAGTACCACTTTTAACAGCATATCTTTTCAGGGTACAATACAATACAATAGGGGTACGCACATTAAACCCCCCCTAATTTGTCCTATAATATCTATTATGTTGAATTCAAATCGTGATACTAATTAGGTTTCTTTTGGATAAGTCTATAAACACTATGATTCAATATAGGGTGACAATGTACCTAGTTTAAACAGTTACAAAGAGGGGGTAGCCTGTTAATACTCTCTAACCTTATCTAAAGAGTGGGAAAAGAAATCTAAAAGAAATACACAGTTTAAACATAGTGTGTTGTATACTTCTATTAACAAACAAAGGAGATACGAAATGACTACTAGAACAAATGTTCTACAATTACAGGCTACTAATAAACGATATATGAGCCATCTAAATAAGAGCGAGTTACAAGCCGAGGAGTACCTAACAAAATTCGCAGAGTACTGCGTTGAGTTAGCGATTGAATCTGGTTGGGGCAGTCGTGAAAATCTAGGCACTGGCTTGACTGTTCACATATCCGATACACGAGGGAGAAAAACTTCGGCTAATGCTAACCTAGGTCACGCAGTCGGCATTTGTTGGCACTCAATAACTTCGGAGGGTAATCACCGAAGAATTGAAATAGACCGAGAAACATCCGATACTATGAAAGCATTGGAGATAGTAGCCCACGAAGTAAGCCACGCAGTAACCCCAGAAGATACAGGGCATAAAGGTGCATTCGTGGAATTAGTCTTCGGTGTGTTTAAACTGGGAGGAATTCCAACTGCAACAGCTCCAACCGAAGAATTCCAACAACTAATTTGGAATTGGTTAGAGCAAAATGGAACATATCCCCATATTAGATTCGTGGATAAAAGACCTAAGCAAACAACAAGAATGGTCAAGTTAGCCTGTGCAGATATAAACTGTGTAGGAGCAACAGAAAAGAGCGTAAGGAATGGAGAAGGCACTATCTGGAGAATGTCTTCGGCAGTAGTGTTTAAATCTGCAGACCGATTAACATGCCCAGTATGTCAAGGGTGGGATATCATTCTCCCCGAAGATATGCCCCTGTCAATATATAAATAACTAACTAACCCCCCTAACAACAAGCCCCCTTTATTAAGGGGGTTTTGTTTACCCCTATTTACACGATAGAGCCTGTTTAAGAGCCTCTACTTCATTGGGCTACTGTCTACCACTCTTGACATAGAAACCCCTTAGAAACGATTTAAACCTATACCATATATAGTATGTACGAAAATAATGTATGCCTGTTTAAACAGGGGTAGACATGTCAACAACTAAATTATTATTTCTTTGTAAATAGTTGTTGTATAAATCACAGGTGTAGTAGTGTTGTAGTAACAAACAAAGTAGGAGAGTATGAAAAAAGTTAAAGTAAAAACTAATCAAGATATTAAATGCGTAGACCAAAAGGAACACGCAGAAGAAAAGAAATATAATGGTTGGGATAATTATGAAACATGGAATGTTTCACTATGGATTAATAACAACGAACAGATGTACGCACTAGCAAATGATGAAACTGTAAAAAATTACAGGGATTTTGTACGACTTGCCAAATCTTTGGGCATTACTCAGACAGGGGATGGCGTAAAGTTCAACGATAAAAAAGTTTTCTATATAGAAATAGATGACATGATTAAAGAAATGAAAGAGGGTGTTTAAACAATGATAGACAATGAACATATTAAGCAACAATTAGAACATATTAAAACAACACAAGGAAACCTAGAAAGATGGCTCAACCCAGACAGAGTTGAAGAAATTACTGCCGAGATGATGACATCATTTAAGGGTGTAACAGAGCATGTAATTAAAAGAGATATAAATATTATTTCAAGAGAGATTCTTGGGGGTAGTGTTGAAGACTTAATGAAAGGGGATGTTTAAACAATGGCTAAAGATAATAAAAATAATTTAAAAAATCTAGGAAATTTAAAAAACTTTTCCCCTATTAGTAAGAGTATGAAAGATAAAAAAATAGTTGTAGAAGTTATAGAGGCAAGAGAGCCGAGCATAGAATTTCTTAGAGATATGATAGATGATGCAGATGATAAGTTTGCAGAGTGGTTAAAAGACTGGTCAGCTCACACAATGGAAGATAGATATCATTGGATGAAACAACAACTAATTGATTTAACAATGGTAAACAACAAACTTAAATACAAGGAGGATGTTTAAACAATGACAGGCGAAAGAGGAATAGATTTTAGTAACTGTTATTACGCTAACTTCTGGGCGTTCAAAGACATGGACAAGGAGGAACAGAAAGATTATGTTCTTGTTCATGCAGTCAGAGAGATGGCTCACGAGTGGTGGGGTGGACATGCTTTCCTACTCAACAAAAAGACTAATAAGATTTTGGATTTCTCTAATGGTAAAAGATTAGAGGGAACAAAAGAGAAGATGTTTAAACAGTGGAACATACAAGAAGATGGATTAAGAATGTATTACGAATATACATACAAAGAATCTGTTATGAAATGTGGCAAGACTCGTAGCTATGGGGCTTGGGATTTACTGTTTGAAGACTGGAAGAATAAAGAATGGGGTAGTTATATGAAGAACTATTTCATTCCAACATTTCAACCAGAACTATATCAAGTACGACAAACAAAGAAAGGGGTTGTTTAAACATGGACAACAAAGAACTAAAACAAACAATAACAAAAGGACAGGCAGTTGAGATTGCAGACGCAGAAATTTTCAACAGTCAAGTCAAGTCAGTAAAACTAGATGGTAGCGATTCAAGGGGTATTAGTACAGGGTACAAGCCTAAGAAAGAAGTACTAGACAGGACAGAGTTAGACCTTACGATTAGTTGTGACTCAATTTATAGTGCCGAATATACCAACTTATTTATAGATGGCGACAGATATGGAGATGGTGTCAGAGTTGTAGGGTATGCCAAACAAAAAGGTAGAGATTACAGAGATGACAAGACAAATGGATTCTCTATCTACTTAGACAATGAGGAGCAGATAATTCAATTCGCTCAGCAGTGCTTGGATGTATTAGCAATTAAGAAAGAGAAAGGGTATTTGTTTAAACAGTATGATGGAAAACATCCAGAACTACTTAATCACTTTCCTAATCTAAAAGAAAAAACTATGTGTGAATCTGGTTTGTACTACTGGGATGGTAGTTTAAACAAGGTAGTAGAAATCACAGAAGAAACAGATGGCGACCTACTATCAGACCATCCAACATACGATACAGATGAAGATGGAAACTTTGAGCCAGACTATTGGAACGAAAGAGCCATGAAGAAACTGCAAGGAATCATAGAGGGCGAGAAGTGTGGATGGACAGGAGATACATATATGGACATCAACATAGGAGAGTTGCAAGTCGGTGGTACTTACCGAGATGGATACCATGCTAGGAAAGTACGCACAGAAACAGACAAGAGAAAAAAGAAATGGGTTACTACATTCTTATACAAAGATGGTACGCAAACTAATCTTGATGGTAAGTGGGAAGTAACAGACTATGGAACTCTACACAGAGATACATGGGGAGAAAACTAAGACAGTGTTTAAACACATAGCACATAGTCAACAACCATTAGTAAATAAAATTGTTAATGGTTGTTGCTAAGTGTCAATGTGTGGTAACATGGTAACAACAAACAAAGGAGAACAAACAATGGATAACGAAATATGTGTAGAAAAAAATTGTAAACAAAAAGTATTTACTTTTTTCGCATTCGGTTACAATGTGCCAACGCCTTTCTGTTCTTATCATGGGCAGATAGATATTGTAAACGCAACAAACAAACAAAGGAGAACAAACAATGGCTAATCAAATAAAATCATTTCAAGGATATGTTAATCAGTCTTTGATGGACACAGGTAAACACAAGACAGAAGACTACTTAGAGATAATGACTGGGTTGTTTAAACAAGGACACCTAAACATACACCAAGTATTTCTGTTTATGCAGACCTTAATAGTTAAGGCAGAGGATAAGAAAGTAAGAAGTTTCTTAGAAATTAATCCGACTATTGCCAGTAATGTACAAGACACAATGGACTATGGATTTGTAACAGAGGATGGAGAGTTAACCCAACACTGTATTGACACTCTAACTAAAGAGGGTTACGAAGTAGAAACAAAGGAGGTTGTTTAAACATGGCTAATAAAACAACAATCCCACCAGTACAATGGACAGTAGAAGTGATAGGAAGAGGCGACTCTGAACGCACTTTATTCTATTCACAAGATGAGTTCTTTAAGTTTATGGAAGACATAGGCAGTAGATGGCACGACTTAGGACTCCAATCTTATGTTGACTATTACAGTTTAGAACACAAAGGTTATGTAGATTTCTATGACTTATCCTTACCAGAACAAAGGTTAAAGGAAGAGCAGGGGCTACATCCTGATACAATTTTATAGGAGGTTTATTAAACATGATGTATGTAATAGCAGGATTAGTAGCACTAGCTTGGATTGTATCTGGACTAATGGCAGACAACTACGCACTACGCAAGGGCTACAAGGAGCTACAACGACAGAATAGTATCAGTCTAGATAGATACAACTGGGTTGTAGGGATGTTAAACGAAGAACAACAATACGAACTACACCAATACTATGTTGCTACTGGTGTGATAAAGGAGGTTGTTTAAACATGGCTAAAGAATATAACTGTTTAGTAGAGTTACATTTTGTTGGCAACAGGTTTGAGGCTAACAATATAGAAGAATACAAACAAAAAGTAAGAGATAGTTTTGACCAAGAATTTGGTGTCATGCTAGGAGAAGATGACATTAGTTGTATAGAGGAGGTTGTTTAAACATGGCTAAACAGATAGAAGAAATTGTATGCAAACAAAACGAAGATGTGTTTGAGTATACATTTACAGTTACAGGACAATTCTATGGTGACAAAGATGAAGTGATTAACAAGGATAGAATCTTAGATGTCGCAAGATTGACAGATAAAGGTAGTGCTTGGGAAATGCTTTGGGGCGCAGAGTTTGAATTAACTGACTTACAGGAGAATGATGAATAAATATTGGTGGATAGTTAGGACTGATACTAAGTGTGGCTTACCATACGACACATTTATTAGGTGGTTTAACTTACCTATTTTAATTTATTGGATAGCTAGATACAGAAGTAAGAATGTAAACTTTTGGTTTTGCTTTAGTTGGGTAGATATGGATAGCCCAATTGGTGAACATAGTTACTGGGTTAAGTATATACAGAGGAGGAAGAATAATGCAGATTAAATTATATCGTTTAAGTGATGAGGGCATAGAGTATTGCATAGGCACAGAAGCCGAAGTAATTGATATTCATAACGAGTGGGTTGAGGCAAGTGGTAGATTTGAAGATAATGAAGTCGCTGAAGCACTTGCTAAAACTATATATGACTTAGAAGAACATTGGACAGTAGAACATATTTATACATTTAAGGAGAAAGAATAATGAAGTTAAAAGAATTAATAGCAGAGCTTGAATACCTACACGATAATGGAAATTTTGAGGAATGTGAGAGCGTTGGCGAAATTGAATTGTCATTTAAGTTAATGGTTAAAAATACAGATTTACAAGATGATGATATATGGGATATTGATTTAAGTAAGCCAGAGATTATCTGTTCTAGTGGTAGTTTTTTTGTTGAGTATGGTACGACAATAGAAAACAACATACCTAACACAGATGAGTGGAAGTATTATTTTAAGAATGTACATCCTAATGAGGAGGAATTATGTTCGCAGTAACAACTAAAGAATGTATACATTGTAGGCAGACAGGCAGTGTTATGGTAGACCCAGAAAAATACATAGAGTTTACTCAAACACCACGACACCTACGCAGATTGATACAGGATATATTTCCAGAACATAGCAGAGCAGAGCGAGAGCAACTGTTAACTGGGGTACACCCAGAATGCTTTGAAGAAATGTTTAGAGGAGAGGGAGAATAATGGCTATAACAGAACAAGGTGCATTAAACGATTTCTATAATATGCAACCTAACATATCGGTAGAGATTGTAGGTAATACTGCAATTTTTACTGCTGAAATAAACTACGCAGAGGGAGAATAAAGTTTAAACAGGTAGTGCAATTCCTTTGTTGTTGCACTACCTACACCCCTAAATAATATTTATAAAAAACATAGAGATTTCAAAAAAACCGAAGTATTAGATATATATAGAGAGAAAAAAAACCAGACAGGTTTTTTGTACACAGGAAATACAATGAAGAAACCAAAGAAATATAAATACTATTGGGAAAGCAATACCAAAATATTAAGTGGTGGCTATGCTCACTATACAGATAGAAGAAAAAGTAGGAAAGAACAACGAACACAATTATGGATTGATTTTGTAGTATGGTTTATATCCATACCCCAACAAAACATCCTGCTATATCTTGGTTATAAACAACACATGAAAAAGAAATGGCAAAATAGAAATCGTGAAACTTGTTGTTGTGACTAAAAGATATTTATTTAGGGGAAGATATAAATTTTCCCCTAAGTAATATTTATAAAAGACTACACATATAGACAGG